CCATCATAATGGGACCGTTACTACGACTCCCTCTGGGGGGGCGGCCTCTGTCCACACCAAGACAGATGTGATTGATTATGATCAATACATCTTTAGTCCGGACGCGATGAGGACTTTGGGCACATTGGACAACCCCACCTACCCTGAGGCCATCAAAGTTAGCTCTGGATCGGAGACCAATGGGGCAAGGTCTGGAACTTGGGGCGTGGTAGGCGCGGTTCAGGACATGGAAGAAGGATATTCCTCCAATGGGACCGGGCTCCTCACCTACTCATCGGGGACGCCTGCAACTGAAAACCACAGTCAAACCACCTTTGACTCAATCGGCAGCACCACAACATATGTTGCGTCTGTATCTGACACCCAGTTTTTGCAAATTGCAAACGTCAACGTGAACGGCTCCCATGGTGGGACCACATATGTAGGGGATTACACTATTCAAAAGGGCTACAGGGACCCATTGCCATTTGTTTACAGGGTAAATCTTCCATGGCCTAGCGTGTTTAGCCCAATGATGGAGGTCCATTGGGATGTAGAGTTTAGAGTGGAGGGCGCAGATGAATACACCAAGATGGGCAGCGGGAGCTGGGAGGCCACCGGGTCTGACGCCTTGAGTCTTGGCCAAGCCTTTTTGTGGGATTATCCATCTCTCGGAGATTTCCGGATCACCAATGTGCGTTTCCGGTGTTCCCCCAGACAAAGGTTCAGGGACTACGCGGTAGAGTCAGGAATTGGGGCCGTTGCCCTGTCCACTGAAACCGCTTTTGACTAGCGCATCTTGGCGGCAACAGCGGACCTCATAATCTTCCCGGCTCGGGCCTCGCTGTATTCCCTGTATCCCAAGACCTCGTCGCAGACCTTTATGACCCCTCTGTTTAGCTGGGTGGTTAGCTGATCACTGTCTGGGTCGTTTACGATAGACTGCGCCTCATCCCTCCTTTTCTGGATCATAGGGATAAAGTGGTCACTCCACCCCTCTTCCCTGCACATTCTCTCGACTCTTTCGCCCACCTTCTGGGCCCGGTCATACTCTTGCTTTTCCTTGTCAATGCTCATACTACAGGCGGCTGCTGTCCGGGCATGTTATCCTGCGTGTTTATGGCTTGAGGATTCCCGCTCCCCCCGGAGGGAGTGCCTTGTGGGGGAATCTGAAAGCCGGGCTGGATAATCTCGTCCACATGAGAAACCTGCATTGCCTTTAGCATCTGCCTGTAAAGCTGGGAAGTGCGAACCTGTAATTCTGGAGGAAGGGAATAAAACTCAATAACCTTGGCGCTAGCCTGTTGCGCCTGAACAAGCTCCTGCTCATTCTTGTATCTCGTCATCTCTAGGCGAACATCCATATCTAGCTGCTTATCGACGTTTTCGGGCCCAAATTGCAACATTTGGGCGGCCTCGTCCTCTGTATACAAAAACGCCTCTCGCACATCTAGGTAAGCTAGGGTGTATACGCAGAACTGCTTGAGCAGGTCCTCTAATCCGTCTTGCAACTGACTTAGGTATATCGAGAACATTTCCTGCCCGGATCTCTCGATGTTCTTGACCCCGGTGGCTAGCTTGGCTGTGTCCATTCCAAGCATGGCGGCATCATTTACATGAGACACTCCGCTCATGTTAATTGCAACCTGCATGAAGAACTCGATCTCTTTGTAGATTTCCCGGCCTTTTACGTCATACAGAGGAATAACCTTGAGAATGTTTTCCGGGTCGATGTTCCCCTTAGGGGTGTATGTCCTCCCCCCGTTAAGCTCCAAGTGGGGGTTTTCTTCTCCCTCTAAGGTAAGCTCAGGGTTCCAGAAGATTACATTTCCGGAGCGAGATTGGGAGTGGTTCCATCTGTTGACCAGTAGATCCACTACTTCCTGCAATGGCTGGAACACCTCCATGGTGCCGATCCCGTGCCAGCGGCCCTCTACTCGGTTTACCCGGGTGACATTAAATGGCCTACGCCCATCAGGGGTCCTGTTTGCAACATAGTCATAGAACAATGGCCTGCGATTTTTCTTATCCAGCATAATGACGATGTCCTCCTGAACTCCGTCTTCATCTGCGTCAAAATGAATGTAAACCTCGGCAATTTCGACAACTGGCTCTCCCTCTAGCCCCGTGTCTATTTTCTTGTTGTCGTCTTCAGCGTTTACCTTTTCGTGCCCCGGGCTTTCCCCGAGTTCCGGTCTCTCCTTTGTCCCAAATGCTTTTCTGTGGTCATCAATGCGAACAAGCTCTTGCAATGACTCAAAAATCTTACCCGCCGTTTCTCTGGTAGTCTCTCCCTCGTTATCCAGAGCAGACACATAAAGTGATGCAATTTCAATTGCTGGCTTGTCATACAGGTGAACACATATGTCGGCATCGTCTAGGCTGGGAGCATCAAGCGGAGCCAAGAAGTCCTTGTAGTAAATAGGCTTCGACTCTGCCCCTTGATACTGGATTTTTTGCCTTGGAACTATTTGCACTTCAAACCTAAGCATGTCAGGGCTTTCGACCCCTTCCGGAAGTCGTGTTTCGCCATCTCTGGCTAAAATCCAAATGGGCTTCACCTCCTCCATGGTAACTTGGCCCTCTTGTCCTGCCACTTGCGCCCATTGGTCGCTCTCATAAATGTAATCCGCATCTGCCGCCACAAAGGGGACGCCTTCTGAATCCACCGCAATTGCCGCCTCCTTGTTGAATTGAGTCCATTCTTGACGGTAAATTGTCTTAGAAACGGTCTCTCCTCTGATGATAGCTCCTTCTACGGCAGACATAATTGTCCCCTTGAGGTCAGCCTGCTTAGCCTTGTGCTTGCAATACTTGTCCGTTACGTCCGCAGGCTCTTCGTCGCTCTTGCTTACCGGGTAGGCCCCAAACCATGGCTCCGTCCCGAGGAAGTAGCTAACGGCGCGGGAAATCTGCTGCTGAGCGATCCTCCGAGACAGGGGAACAGTGAGGTTGGACTCTGCAAAAATGCCCCCGACCAAGTATGCCCTCCAATCTATCTGGTTGTGGAAAGTCATCTCGTATAGCTGCCTTTTACCCATAAACGAACCAGCAGCCTGTTTCACCGTGTCGTCAAAGCCTCGTCCATACCAACTGGCCTGAGAGGTTGACCCCCGTCCAAGCTCGTTTTCCAGTGTCGAGATCCTTGACAAGGCATGCTCAATAAGGCGGTTTTCCTGTCTTGCAGTAAGTTGCAATGGGCTCTCAAAGACAACCTTAGGCTTCTCTTTTGCTCCCGCATCAACAGGTGGCTTGGGGGCGGTAATTACCTTTTCGGCAACCGCTTGAACTTGGCTTATAGCTCCTGCTTGTCCTTCTTCACTCATCGCTTTTTCTTCTCGATTCTCCTATTAAATTCGCGCTTGGCGTCGATTAAGAATGCTGGTGTTTTATACGCAATTTCCCTAGCGGCATCGCTTGCCCTTCTCCGGGCCTTGGATACTTCGTCAGCATTCGTAACAGAGAGCCTCTCTGTTTGCCAGATACTTTGAAACGCCCTTTGCACAATGTCATACTGCAACGGAGTCATCTTGTGCTTCTGCTTGAGCCCCGTTTCTTCGTCGGTGTAGACATACTCATTGCTGATTGGCATGGGCAAGGAAATGTCCTCTCTAAAGGGCTCCATTTTTCGCTGGGCCCTAATCATTTGGTCAAAGAATCTCAGCTTGTGCGGCTGCTGCTTTGCAATCCATGAACCAAACCCACGGGGTCTTTTCATTAGCTCCCCGTATGCATCTCTTGATGCTCCGGGGGCAAACTTGCTCTTAAATGGGACATCAAAACCAAGAATCCTGCTGTCTGCATTCGGGAACATTTCATAAAGAAGCATTCTCTTAAAGGACTCAGCGTCACTTACGGACAGGGTGGCATCATAGTAAAGGTTCCCATCCCTAATAGGTTGCCGAATAAGGTTGGGGACAAGAATTGTTGCAAGGTTCCTTGCAGTCCATTTATACGGCGTTACCCGGCCTGAAATCATCCCAAAGGCGTCATTCATCCCACGAAGCATTGTTTTGTCGGTCAATTGGGCCGCTACTGTATCTGCGGCAAGCACATATCCAGCCTCAAACATCGTCGTGTCACCTCTCCCCAGCTTTTTGAACTCTCTGACCCAGTCTACGGTTGTTCCTAGAATTAAAGCGCCGGGATCAATCCTCCCGTAGTCAAACGTGTAGTCTTCCTCTAGGCCTAGAATCTTTCCGACCGGGATTCCATACACATTTGCATCAGCCTTTACTCGGATCTTATATGGGCCCATCCCCTCCCTGTAGGCAGCTCGCCTTTCTGCTGAGGCACCCTTTCTGAACTTGGGCATAGACCCCGTTATTAAGATAGGCTTTTCTCCGTCATCATCGTCTCCCTCAAACATTCCTAGCAACGCCCACGCTATGATGTGGGCCAAGGTCTGCCGAGACACCTTCCTTATTGAGTTGGCGGCAGCCATATCCATCCTGTCCTCCCCTTGTAGTCCGCGATGCTTTGCCGCGTATTTTGCAACATGGTATCCATGCCACATTAAGGAGATCGGGTTGGGAACGCGCTCGTATGCCACTACGACCAAGTTAGCCAAAACCCTAGCAAAAGGAATCATGGCTACACGGAATACCCCTAATCCTATGCGCGTTCCGTCTATAAGCGCCACATCTGCGAGTTTTGTGATTCCGCTTTCTGTGACCTTGCTAACCTCCTTGCTGGCCCTCAGAGCTTTTTCATTTCCCTTGAAGAACTGATCCAAGCCGTTAATGGCGGCAGAAAGCACTCCTCCAATTGACTTAGGAACGTCTCCTTTCCGGAAATCCGGAAGGTCTTGAGTGAATACTGATATATTAGCCTCATTGGCGGCGGCAATCCAACTGGATGACCCGGGAATCGTCATCTCCTTGTGGATAAACTCCTCTAGAGCATCGCCATCAAGGCCCTTCGATCGGCCCATCCTGTATGCAATGCCGCCGATTTCTGACCCCGCCACCATAAACCGCATGAACTCATCAACCCCCATATTAAACCGGAGGACTCCTCTTCCCATTTTCCCAAGACGGAATTCCGTTGTGGCTCCCTTTTCTCCAATCGCCCTCCTGACAAGAGAGGGCCTTTTTAGAGATTCGCCTTTCTTCTTAATCCCGGGGAGCGACACGTATTTGTCGATCAGTATATCGAAGCCGTCTAAAATGTGGCCCATCTGGTATCCCCGGACCTCTTCGTGAGTCTCCCCTTTGTATGGGCTCCCTTCTGAAGTCTCACCTTTTGCAAAAGTGTTGAAATATGCCGTCTCCGTGTCGAAAGCCATAAACGCCTGATAAAACGCCATCGAGGCATAGGTCTTTAAGCCCTTAGCGATATACTTAAACTCCGGAGCAGTGGCTACCTCGGGGTGTTTTAGCAAATGATTGAAGAGCGACTCGACCCCTCTCTCTGCTATTGCTCGGTAACCCGCGAACGGGATCGACAGCATGTTAATTAACACCGTCTTGGATGAGAACACGTTTGCATACCATGTTCCCATTGTTCTTGTCACATAATCCAAGTCTACATCATCAAGGGCCCTAAAGGCGGCCATTACATGAGTAGGGTTGTTTATGTTGAAACCTTTTTGGCTTAAAGCCTCAATAGAAGCCTTAAATGATTTCGACAGAACCTTCTCCACATCCTCCTTTGTTCCGGGCTTGGTGTTTCCAGCAGGGGGCTTTCCACTTGCAAATTCCTGCATGTTGCCCTCGTTGAAGCCTCTTTGCACCAGAGATTCCACCGCAGGGCGAAGGACTTCCCTGAATTTCTCTAAGGCTCGCTTCTGGCCCTTCTGAGAAACCCCGGTCGCCATTTCAATGGCCTCTGGGTCTGCTCCTTCTCGGGCCATCTCTACAACTTTGCGCTGTTTTGGCGGGAGCTTGCCAAGAGCGTCTTTATCCACTTTTGTCCCAATCGCAACCCCCTCATTGCTAGAGTTGAAGATTTCCTCTACTCCCATACCTCTCCTCACAAGTGCAGCCTTAGACTTATCCAGCCTATTTCGGTCCATCTTTTTGAGGTCCTCTTTATATGCCTCCTTATTTTGCGAGGGTATTTCGTCTCCGGCCTCTTTGGCTCCATGCTTTTTTTGCAACGCTCTAACCTGAAGCGGCGGGGCTTGAGTTATAGCCTGACCTAAAGCGTATGCGGCCCTTTGAGCCGGGGTCTGGAACGGGTCCCGCATTGAGGTCATCGTTCTTGCAATTTCAGACCTTAACTCCTGAAACGCATGAGCGAGAGCCATGGCGTTATCTATGTCTGTCTGATTTCCGGACGCTAGGGCTCTTTGGAAGTCGTCTGCAACAACCTGCATTGAGGCAATTTGGAATTCAGGAGTCCCGGGTTGGCCTAGCTTCTCGGCAGATTCGTATATTTTCTTTCTTATTTCATCGTCACCCTCTGTCTTTCTTACCTTGGCTGCGCCAGACATCCATTCAGGGAAGTTCTGCGCGATATATGTGTCATTGTATATCTCCTGAGAAACATCATATGCATTTCTCACCTCAGGGGTCTCTCCCACCTTGGCTCTGGACGGGTCACCCTTGACCACTTTGGCTCCAGCGGCAGTCCTGTCGTCCCTCTTCCTGAAAATCCTAAACCTTTCGCGGAGCGGCTTCCCCCGCCTATCCATCCTTTTCTTGGCTCTCTCAGCGCCTTCCTCGGCGTCTTTTAGGCCCTGAAGGCTCAGCTTCCCTCCTTTTTGACGGCCATCATCTTGTTTCTGATCCGGGCTATCTGGCTTTCCAGTTGGATAAGCTCCTTTTCCGCGTCCTCTCGGTCCCTCAATTCTAAGGTTGTATCCTTTAGCACCCGTCCCAGTAATAAATGCCTGCGCCTCTTGTTCGTCAAAATCTTGCTCAAACTGCTCATAATAATCCTTTAGTTTATCTGTTCTGATTTTTGCTCTTTTTGCAAGCTCGTCTGGGTCCGTAGTTCCCAAAACATCTTGGACGGTTGCAAATCCTTGGAGAGTTGATGCGAGTCCCCCGGCATTAAATGTAAGACCCCTAGCAAGGGAAACCCCCTCGGAGTGAATGGACTGATGCAGGGCTTCGTGGACGGCAATTCCGGCCACTTCATCTAAAAACACCTGATATAGCCCTGTATAATAGGCCATGGGGGCGCCACTTTTGAAGTCTTGAAGGCCTTTCCCGGGAAGAACTGCTCCACCTATTTCTGCGAGTTCTCCAACCGAATGCTCATCTATGACATGTTGCAATGTTGCAAGAGGGTCATGGTAAATAAGGCTGGGAGGGCTGTCGGTTGGGTTGTCCGAAACGAACTTTTTATCCATCACATACTTCAAAGGAAAGTGAAGTCCGTATGCGTTAGTTCCGACTGCAAATCCCGCAAACCCAGCCCTTCCAAAATCTGGGTCATGCTGGTTCCTCAGCTTCAGATACTTTAATACCCTCCCTTGAATCTCGTAATAGTCTTCAGCGATTTGGGCAATTACAGGGTCTTTTGCAAATTCCTCCACAACCCCCTCGTCTAAGGTCCCAGACAGATCCAAAAAATGAAACTCGCCGGGAACTTCTATATAGTCCCCGGGCTCTTGTCCCCACTCCTTAACGGCTGCATAACTTGCAAACTCTTCTGCTTCTGGGCCATACTGTTCTTCGCCCTTATCGGGCCTTCTAATTAGAACCGTGTTTTTCCTGCGGTTTACCCACTGGTTTCTTTGTTTGGTATAGGCAATATGGGCCAATTTGCCCATAAAGGTGTTTATCTCGTCTTTGACCTCCTGCGAAACATTGTTCCTGTCTAAGCTAAATGGATAACCCGCCTCACCCGCTCCAACCTTTGACCTTATGTTGATTGCAATTCCACTGGCGGGGACGAGTCCCTCTTCACCGACCCCCATCGAAACTGTTTCATCAAACTGGTATATCGTCCTGTTGAGTATTTTGGCCTGAATTGATCCGCTTTGAATCTGCCTGTCTCCCTCCTTGGCTAGGATCTCCATTTCAAACAGGTCCGTTTCGATATTCCCGTCTTCAAGAACAACCCAGTTATTGATTTTGTCTTGTGGCCTGAGAAATTCTGTGTCGAGCGGGGCCTCAGCAGCCCACCGCGATATTCCCGCATACTCGTAAATTGCAGGCCTCTCTAAATTTCTAGAACGCTCTTCTAGGCCATCTTTATATGCCCTAGAGTCGTTGCCATACCTCTCGACCAGCTCCAAATCCTGCCTCCTGATTGCCGCTATTACATATTCCCTCGTTTTCTTTCTTTGCGTTTCCCCGTCATAAATCTCAAACCAAGTGTCGCCCTTGGCAATCCTTGGCTTCTCCCCAGCCTCCCTCTTTTCATACAGGGTGCTTGTTCCCATAAGCTGGCTCCGGATACTTGCGTTGTGGGTTTCGGTTGCAAGACTAACGTGAGGAGTCAATTCTGATGCCTCTCGTATAAACTGAACTGCCCTGTTCCAGCTTGCATTCTTTGCGTAGTTCCACTGCTCATTATTAGGGTCATTAGGGTTAGGGGTGCCCATTATGTATGCCGTCCCCGTGTCTGCTCCTGATGTCATTTCAGGGGCGTAGCTAACCTTTATGGTCAAGCCCGGGACAACCTCCGTCTCGTTTCCGGGCTCCAGCATGTTGTCTGGAGTTGCTACTTTCCCTTTGTTCAGGAATCTCTTGTAAGCCCCGGGCTTGATCTCCACTTCCGTCATAATTCTGCGCCCCTCGGCGTCTTCGTTGACCGTGGACACCCTGACGTTGTTAGGGCCCATCAGGAATACCAGTTTTGCAATTCCAAACCCTCCCCCTTCTCCAACTCCTTTTGCCGATACAAAGGCTGGCAAAAACTTGCTCCACACGGTCTCAGGGGACATTCCGATACCGTTGTCGGCAAACGAGAGCAGTTTGCCCTCAAACATCTCCCCGTTCTCATCCTTCAAAAGAACTGCCCCCTCCTGTCCAAACCAAGTCCCTCCTTCGTGAACCAAAATAGTGGGCTCATACTCATTAAAGTCTTCTGGCGTAATTCCGTCAGTCTCCCATCGCCATAGAGCATGCTCTACAGCTTTCTCTACCCGGTCCCCCAACACTCCAGCTTTAGACCATTCGTCACGGATGAACTGTTCTATCCTAGCTGGCATTTTAGCCTCCTCCTCCTTCTGCTTCTTCATGACAGCGTCCACGGAGTTTTGGAACAGCTCTTTGCCCAGAATCCCTGCCGGGTTGGTGCCATACATGTTCTTGCCAACCAGCTTCAGCATCCTGTCTATATCAAAAGTGGATGACTCTTGAAGGTCAGACGGCTTATCTGCGTCAGCGTCATCAATGCCTCGTTGCAATGATGGCCTTCCGGAACGTGTGGGCGGGAAACCTCTTGAGAAACTTGGCTCCTGAAGAAAGTCACTCAACACCTGCATCAACCTTATGCGGAGATCAATGTAGTCTTCAAAGTTCGGGTCAACAGATTCAGAGCCGCTATATTCTATGGCCGCGTCTTCCATGGCCCCGATATACCTGTCTAGGTCTGCTATATGCTCAGGGCTGCTGTCTGCGATAAGGAATCTCCCCGGCACCTCAAAAGACCATGGCTCGTAATACGACTCCTCAAATTCCTCTGAAAACATGCCAGTATCCATCTGGCTTAGGTCCTCACCCCTATTTGCAAGCCTGAGAGACTCTATTGCCTCTTCTGCCGACTGCGGGTCCTCGTTAATGTGGGGGTTAAATGCTAACGGGTTTTTGTGGTAGAAAAACTCTGACCCCGGGCCCCCATATGCTGATTTTTGTCTAACGAATCCTCGCTTCTTGTAGAAGTTTTCCAGCTCTTTTTGCGTTAGCTCGTCTCCCCTTTCTCCGGTGCGTTCAATAAACGCGCTAGGATACAGCTCGATCCCTACGTCATGTTTGTCAGCAATTTGCTTGAGCTTCTCAAGGACATTTCCTGCGTGGCCTTTTTTCCTCTCGCCAACTGTTGCAATTGCCTTGAGGTAGATGTGGTTTTCTTTGGACCTGAGGACCTCAAACGCAACTCCGGTGTCTGTAACTATTTCCCATGTATTGAGAGGATTTCTATTCCATCCCTTAACCTCGTCAATCTCCTCAAGAGCCTTTCTGACTCCAACCGATCTTGATGCTCTTGCTCCTCTTTCATCAACCCCGCCTTGCAAGTTAATCTGCGAGCTTGTGAAATCGAACCGCTGTGACGGCAAGACGATTTCCTTGGTGATCGGGTGGTAGGTGACAGCATCTGCCGATTTCACTTGTTCGGGGCGGAAGACAAGGACATGCGCCGTATCGGGGTCCACCCCCTTCATCTTCCTGAACTTGCTGCCAGCTCTCCGGTCAATAATTCCATCGTGCCCAAGGGCAGCAAATACCCTTCTGGCCATTTCTTGAGGATCAAGCGGCACTTTGGTGGCCATAGCCCCCTTTTCAAAGGCGATATAGAGAAGGTTGTCTCTCAGGAAGTTGCCAACTCTTTCATAGCTGGCCCCTCGACTATCCACCAAGATTTCGGCCAACTTGGCCATCGCTTCCATTCTTGGGGCTACTACATCATGCTTCTCTTCAAGGTTTTGCCTTACCGCCTCAACTGCGTCTAAGACAGGGTGATTTACGTCAACGGCAGGACTGAACCTCACATGCACCCCTCGCTCATCCGGGCCTATGATAGCTGGGTTTTCAAGTTGGACATATACCTCATGAACAAAGGAGCCTTCGGCATCAAGGCTTAGCTCTGCAAGCGCAATAACATAGGCTTGCTGTTCCCGAGTCACCCCTCGCTGTCCCGCTCTTGCAAGTTGCGACGATTGAAATACTGTAGGAGCCTCTAGTATTTCCTTGGCTCTTTGCTTAGCCTCGGCCCTCATGTCTGGGCCAACTCTAGCGTAGTTGTGATATGCGTCTTGGTTTGAAGTAGTAAGGTAAACTCCGTTCCCCCAATAGTTGGACAGGACCATGTCACCGTCTTCCCCAACAAGGGTGTGGTCATCCCTGACCTTAAATGCCGTAAATTGACGCATTGTCCCATGGAACAAGGTCGGAGGCAAATGGGGGGACGGCACGAGTCCGGCCATCTCGGCCAACCTTCTTGTGAACTTTGCGAGCATCTTCCTTTTCTCGCCCCCGATCTCGGCATCTGGGACAACGCCCATCTCGCCCTTAACAGTTGTGTGGCCGCTCTCCTTTGCAAGCTCCAACCATTGATCGTCAACCTCCCTGCGGAGGGTTTCGTTGTCTTTCCAATTAGTGCGTTCGGGGGGGTCCCCCAATTTGCGGTAAGACTCCGGTGCTTTCTGAAGGGAGGGCTTAGAGGAACCCAAAAGGCCAGTGAGGCGGCCTTTAGAAACGCTTTGCCCATTAAGAGATATTTCATGCTCTGCGGGAGCATGTTCGGTCATGTGTTTTGCAGTAACCTCTTCAATATACTCCCCTACGTCTATTCCCGATTCTGGTTGATGGTGAGGCCCAGCCTCGACTTCTTCGCGGGATGTTAGGTCTGCAAGAAGGTTCTTTTTCTTCAGCAACTGAATCATGCTGTCTTGCAACAAAACACCCCGAAACTTGTTGTTCCCATATTTTCCTGAGCGCAAAGCCGGGTCAAATGGGATGGGCCTCCCAAGCTCTATTGCAAAATTATAGCGATATAGATCGGAAATAATTACATTTTCCTCTGGGTCAAAAAAGGTAGTGTTGCTAATGGGGACTAGCCCCATTTCGGCCATCGCTGCGACCAGCCTTCCCTGCCTTGTTGGCTTTTGGCCGTCTCCCATCAAGATGACATCGTCATTTATATCGTATGAGAATTCTTTAGCCTCTTCCTTGGTAAGGTGTTCTCCATCTTGATCCTCCGTAAGGGCTGGCTGCCTGACATGAATAAAAAAATCGTCATCTTTGGCCATGAACCCCAAAACCTCATAAGCCGCCTCGGGGAAATAGTAGTTATGCCATAGAATCTGGTGGAGCCGCTCTAGCAGAGAGGCGTCACCATGATATACTTTCTCCACATATTTGCCTTTGTGGATAACAAAGTTCTCATATCCTCCCTGTCCGTTTTTTGCGTGTTCGTGGAAGAACCCGACAAAGTCATTTAGCAAATTGTTTTCTTCTGCCCAGTCCCTTAATATATCCTTTTCGGCCTTTTTGACCTTAGGATACAGGTAAGTGAACATTCCGGGGGCAAACCCCGTATCCCTTAGGATTTCATTAAACGCTTCGCTTGTTCCGTAAACTTCTGTAAGGAAAGTGTAGGCATCTTCGCCCGTTTTTCCAAGTGTTCCGAAGCTCGTTTCGATAACTTTTTGCGATGGGCCGTCCGCAACTTTTTGAATTCCCGGGAAGGTGAGTTCCTTCTCGCGCTGAAGGCTGGGGGCGCTTCGTCCTCGTCTTCTGGATCTTTTAGCTCCAGTAGTGCGACTTGTGGAAGGCTCCAATCGAGACCCATCTTCTTTAGTCCCTTTTGTGACCTTTTTAGTTCTTGGAGTTTGTTCTCTGACAAACCATTCAGGATAGAAGGATCTACTTCTGTTGATGATGATTTTTCTTGCTCTGGCATTGCTGTTATTCTTCCACGTTTTAGTGGCCTCGGCTAGATGTTTTGGTTTTTTTTGTTCGCTGGGGTGGATGAGTCGAATGCCCTCCCAAGCAATTGACTGCATTTCGCGGGGAAGTATCCCTCTACGCCGAGCGGCCTCTCTGTATGCATCAGCGTATAAGTGGTAAAGCCCTGAAACCCCTTCAGCGACTTTTGAATTCGGTATCCCTCTCCCGCCAAAGTTATGATCCACGGCAATAGCTGATATCCCCCATGGCATCAAGTGAGCCGCCGCCACAGCATGCGTGTCCATGGTTACGTCCCCCATTGCGCTGTTGGGCGCAACTATGTTGTTAAAGAAGCTCCGGACCTTGTGTTCATTGCCAAGTATTCTGTGCAGGTTTTCAAGACTGCCATTTTTCAAAATTGCAATTGCATTGCCAATCTCTTGGGCGGAACCCCAGCCATGCGTCGATGGGCTGCCCTCTTCTCCGGCTCTCAATTGAGCTTTTGTGGGGTTCTTTCTCTGCACCCACAAAATATCCCCCTCAGGGCTTAGAACATTGTATTCTGAAGACCAGTAATGCGTAGCCAGCACTCTCAGGGCCCACGATTGAGGTTCCGAGTCTATTTTACCTAGCTGGTTAATAGTATACCCGGTTATACTTTCCATTATGGCTCGTCGCTGATCTCGCTTCTGCTCATCGAGCCTCCTGTTGTAGGCTTGCCTCAGCGCCTTCTGTCTAGGGGTCTCCCCCTCTACAACCTTTTTCTTGGCCGACTGTGCCGCTTGTGCCTTGGAGATTATTAGCTCCATGGCTTCCCCGTGGATTTTGGGATCAATCACCTCGTTCCGGTGATTTGCATAAATATCAATAACCTTCTCGGCTTGTGATGCATTTTTGAACCAACCATTCTGAGGGGAAAGAACAGCAATAACGCCAGCGGTTTGAACTTTGGTGTATTTATATTTCTTGGCTAACTTATTTGCGAGCTTGCTAGCCCCATCATACCACTGGGCCGCCCTCTCTCTTACCTCCTTTGGAAGAGCGTCATGAACGGCCAAGATATTTTCGACCATCCACTCGATTGCTTTTTCCCTTTTTGTTTGCGGGTTTCTTTCTGACCGAATGCTCTGAGGAAGGTGATCGTAATCAAACTTCTCCATTTGCCTTGCCAGAAGATCGTCACTTACTGTTGTTATCCCAATGTTGCTGGCAGTGTCTCGCCGCCTTGTAGAGTCCGATCTTGAGGTCCCAACCCGGAATCTATCGTTGCCAGCGTTAGGCCTCTTCGCCTTGGTTCTTTGCAGGCTTGGACCAAATCCTCTCTCAGTCTCCCCGAAGGCTTTGTTTATATCCAGCCCCGCATAAAACTTGCCCTCATACTCAACGACCTTTGCGCTGTCCCCGAAAAAGGCTCGGTAGTTCTTTTCAATAAGCTGTTTGGCTACCTTTGCTTTTTTGAAGCCAACTTGAACGGCTCCGTTTGGAAGAG